TTCCATTGTAATACTCGTCGCTCTCTAATACACGGCGGTCAAATTGCTCTCTTGCCTCAATGTAGGACATTTCGCCCCTGCCTCTGCATAGGTATAATATTTCTCTTGTAAAGTTTTTTTCGCCTAGTGCTTTAACGTCTGCATTTAATCTATCAGAACTACCCCAATAGGTTTTCCAGTCGCTTTCTTTATAGCCTCTACGTTTATTCTTTTTGCCTTTAAGAGGTGGCTTTGTAGTTTTAAACTTTGCTAGTTTTTTGCCTATATATTTTTGCCCTGTTTTTTTATTCGTTATTAGATATACGAAGCCTTCAAATTCTTCTGGTATGGTTTCAATTTTTTTGCCTTTATAAGTCCACTCCATGTAGGTACTTACCTAGCATTTAATCGTCGCTAGGTTCGTTTTGACTTTTTTCCTTGTTTAAGTGTTTTTCGTGTATTTCATCCATGCGTAATTTTGCAAGTGTACGTATGTTACGTAATGCACGTCTTGCACTTCCGTGTGTTCGCACAGAATTACGAGATTCAAATTTTTCGTTCTCTTCAAAATATTCTAAATATGCTTTTACAAGTTTATCGTGAGTATCATCCATTATTCAACTACATCAATATCGTTTTCGTAACTGGTAAATCCATTTTCTTTTACAACTTTAAGAACGTTGTTAACTCTGCCAATAAGTTCATCTTTATGACTGATTAAGTAGATATTTTTTTCTCTTTCTCTGCCCATTTTCTTAAGTACAGCAAGACTGTTTTCAACACCGTTGGAATCCATACCGCTGTCTATAAGTTCGTCAATGAATAGTAAGTTAACATTTTGATATAAACTTTCCCAAACGTCACGGAAGGCAAAACTTAGTCCTAGTATAAGTCTATTACGTTCACCACGTGATAGATTATCAAAGTCTAAGTCTTGACCTAACTGTGTAATTTCAACAGAAAGGTCATTTAAGAATGTTACGGTGTGCGGCAAACCTAGTTTATCTAGATAGTATGTTAATCTATTGTTTAGATATGCTAGATTTTGATCGATAATTTTTTTACGTATAAAACTGTCTTTGTTTGTTAGAAGTTTTAACAAGAATTCTTGGTGCTCTTTTGTAGATGTTATATCGTTAACTGTTGACCAATCAATATCTTGTTTTGCACTAGCTTCAAGATCGTCAATCTGTTCCTGATACGGGTCAACTTCATCTTTTCTGTTTTCGTAAGCATTTTTTAAAGTGTCTACATTGTTTCTATGATCATATGCTTCTTTAGACGTTTCGTAGTACGTGTTCGGACGTCCGTTGATATCACCTATATCGCCGAGCTCTTTTTCAACACTGTTTAGTTTGTCTGTAATTTCTGTAAGATATGCGTCTGCATCAACTAATTCTTTAGATTTTTTATCTAAAATTTCTGCTTTTTTGTCTGCATGTAAAGACTGTCCGCATGTATAACAAGTAGCACTATCTAGTTCTAAGATGTCTTTTTCGACTTTTTTAACAGACTTACTGGCACGTAACTGTGCTGTCTCGAGTGTGCTTTTTTCTTTATTAAGAGCCAAAATAGCATTGTTTAGCTCAGTCCAGTTTGCTAGTTTTTCGTGCGATTCGAGTTCTGCATCAATATCAAGGTGTTCAAGTTCTTCGATAGATTCCTTTAGCTTTACAACATCTGTAGTGCGTTTTGAAAGCCATGCTTTTTGCTTGCTTTTAAGACCTTCTATAGTTTCGTCAATTTTAGAATTAGCAGATTGTATTGCATCAATACGCATAGTTTCTTGCGTAAGTTCGTCTTTAGATTTTCGTACTTCTTCTTTTAAAAGATCTGCTTTTTCAGAAAGTATAGTTATTCCGAGTAACTGTTCTATAATAGCACGTTGATCGTTTGTTCGCATGCTTAAGAACGGTTCTGTATAAGTGTTAAGTGCTACAACATGTTTGAACATGTCGTGACTCATACCTAATAAAGAATCAATCGATTCCTGTGTTTTACGACTATCACCTTGAGATTCGTCTATGTCAACTTGCTCTTCGTTGTTGACATAGAACTTTAAAACATTTGGCGATCTACCTCTCTCAATTCGGTACTGAACACTGTCTTTTTCAAAAGCAAGTGTAACTAACATTCCTTTAGAATTAGTCTTGTTAATTAAATTGTTTTTTCTTATGTTCGTAAGAGCGTTGCCGTAAAGAGCATAACTTAACGCATTAATTATAGTTGTTTTACCAGTACCATTACGGGAGCCAGAATCGTCACCTCCTTGATCTAAGTTTTCGCCTAGTACTAGTGTGAGTTGTTGTTTATCAAAGTCAACCGCTTGTGTTTGGTTGCCAACACTCATAAAATTTTTAACGGTTAGGTCCTTAATTTTAATCATGCGTTAATCCGTTGTATATCTCCAAAAGTTTTTTCTTATCAAATGAGTCTGTGTCTAGTTCAGATATCTCACTTGCAACGATTTGATCAACACTAACAAATGAACTAATGTCTAAGTCTGTGCTAATTTCTTCAATATGTGATTTAGGTATAAGTGTAATTTCTCTACAGTTATACTGATTGATAAATGTTTCTTTTATAAAACTTGCTTCTTCATAACTGATATCAATGTCAAGTTCTACTCGCAGGTACATTTTGCTTTTTATAAGTGTGTCTTGTTCGTCGATTAGTTTAGAAAGTTTAACAGTTCTATACTTAGGACAATCCGGCCAATTGATGTACTCTGGTTCTTTGTTGTTTTCTTTGTCAAGAATCATCATACCACGTTCGTCATCCCATGCATCTGCATAGTTGTGAGGGAAAGCATTACCGATATAATGTATTTTGCCTTGATTTTGACGCTTATGAAAATGTCCACTAAAGACATAGTCTTGATTAGCAAAGTGTTCTTTGTTTAAGTCACCACCGTGATCAGGCATTTTAACCATAGCATTCATGTAAAAACTTGGAAGTTCAAAATGTCCAAACATGTATTTTGCCTTACATTTTTGTATTTTTTTCCATTCGTCTGCTACAAGCCATGGGACAATAGCAACATCGTCTTCTACAGTTAATTCATCGATAAATGTAATTCCTGGTATGTGTTTTGCAAACGCTGTAGAGTTTACATCTCTTTTATCTTTGTAGTACAAATCATGGTTGCCATCGAAGAATATAAACTTGTCAAATGCTTTACCAAGTTTTTCCATACTTCTAATAGTAGCATCCATGGTCGTGAGGTTAAGACTGTTTCGATTGTGATGCCAATCTCCACAGAAAATACCAGTTTCACATCCGTTTTCTTTTGCTGTTTTGATATACCAATCTATAAATTCTTCGCAATCGTCATTGTGAACGCGACTGTTACTTTTTAGACCAAAGTGTATATCAGTAAACACAGCGGCTTTTTTAAACAAACTGAGTCCTCCGTAAGGCTTTTAGTTTATAATATAACAAAAGTTAATCTTTGTCAACCACTTTTCTTTCTTGGAAAATTGAAGTTTTTAGTTCTTCATTTCTTTTTACAGCGGCTTCCCATTCACCTTGTGCTTGTCGTGTGTATGATGGGTTTAAGTCGTTCATCTCTAAAATATCGTCTCTAATATTTTGATTACGTTTTTCTATATTAATGACACGAACAAATGAATTAGTAACAGCAGCGGTATAGTAAGCAAAAGGATTATTACTTTTAGATTCATCGAACTGTAGTCCTATCTGTGCTAGTTGTAGTATTGCTTGCCCCTTCATTTCGTCGTTGTAAGTATAACCTCTAACGTTACCTCTAGTTGCATACCTATCAACTAATTTTAACCACATAGTTGCTAGTTTGTTAGTTGCTTTACCGTGTTTATGATCAAAATGTCCGTTTTCCATGCCGCCTTGCCAATGACTTTTGCCTACACACACTAGTTCATCATTTTCGTTAAATTTATAGTGTTGAAATGGAGGAAAATTTAATTTTACCTTGTGATCTGCTATAGTTTTAGGATTTTTCTTTCTTCCAGGTTCATCTGGAATATGATCAAATGTCATAATACGGAAGATTAGTTCTTCTTTTGTAATCTTTTTCCAGTCAACTTCGCAATCTGCTTGTTTTACCTTTTCACCGGCCATTTTGCGGGTTTCGTAGTCTGCATTGCTTAGACGCTTTGCTTTGTTTCTTTTTGCTTCTGCAATAGTTAATCTGTTTACCTTTTCTATATCTGTAAGAATAATATCGTACTGATGGTATTCTGGGTCTATATAGCTATTAAACGTATTCTTTGATTTGTGGATTTCTGATAAGATATCCTTGTTGTTTAAATAATTTCTAGATCGCACATGTTTCTCCAAGTTTAATAGTCATATTATAAACTACATACTTAATTATGTCAACTAAATAATACATATAGGAGAACTGAATGGCAACTAATCCCTTTGACAGTATAGGCAGAGCGGTCAGGACACAGGCTAATAGAGCCCTGACTCAACTACAAAATGATGCAGAAGCGTCAGTACAAAACTTTATTGGAGATAAACTCAACACAGGTGTAGGATTCATTGATAATGCAATTAAAGATGCAGCATCGTTTGCCTTTGGCGCTACTGGATTTAACAAACTTATAAGAAGTATAAATTTACCGTCAGCTGAGACAGGTCGTGTAGAATCAAATGTTAGTAAAAGTTTTTCTGCTACAGCAAAAGATGCTGATTGGCGTGTAAAACTATCAATGCCAACTTCTCCAAATGTAAAAGATGCTAAACTACTGTCTCCTTTAGCTGCAACAGGCGGGCTATGTTTTCCTTTAACGCCTACTATTATTATAAGCCACAGTGCAAATTACAATACTTTACAGCCTGTGCATACAAACTATCCATTCCAGGTTTACGAAAACAGTCAAGCAGACGATATTATTATTACAGGCGAATTTCCTGTAGAAAATGCAGACGAAGGAAGATATTGGGTAGCTGTTATACATTATCTAAGAACAGTTACAAAAATGTTTTATGGTGAAAGTTCTGAAAACGCAGGAGCACCTCCTCCTGTTGTTAGATTAAACGGATACGGAGATTATGTTTTTAACAATGTTCCTGTAGTTATTTCAAACTTTACAGTAGACTTACCAGCAGATGTTGATTATATTGCTGTTGATTTGCAAGGAGCAGAAAATGGTGCAACAACTTGGGCGCCATCAAACTCACAAATAAGTATAACACTCAAACCTACATTTTCAAGAAGACGTGTTAGTGAATTTAATTTACAAAAGTTTGTTAACGGTGGATATGTTAACGGCGGGGAGGGCTTTATTTAATGGCTAATTATAAAAGTTCTAGTCCTTGGCATAAAACAGGCTATACAAGAACAGGTGCATTAGATGTATTACGAATACGTCCAATTCCGTCATCTTCAGATGATGTACAATATACAATAGAAACACAGTATACTTACAGACCAGATTTACTTGCATATGACTATTATGGTAGTCCTAAACTATGGTGGGTATTTGCACAGCGCAATATGAATATTTTAAAAGATCCTGTATTTGATATGGTTGCAGGAACAACTATATACCTGCCAAAACCAGATAGTTTAAAAAGAGTGTTAGGAATATAAATGATTAATCCTAGTGCAATTATTTCAAACAAAGCTCAGACATTAGCAAGTAGTCTAGGCGAAGCTGTTGAAAGCGTCGATACCGCAGCGTTAACTGAACAATTTGATTTAGTTTCACGCAATGTGTTTGATGCATCGTCTAAGATTAACATACAACTTCCAGATAGCATTGGTCTTGACACAGCTGGGTTACAAAATAGAATAGCAAGTCTTGGAAACAGCATACCGTCTTTGGCAAATATTGACGATCCTAGTGCTATTTTTCCTCCTAGTTTAAATCAGTTTGCAAACGGCTTTGGCAATTCATTAGCAAGCAAAGCACAGAATTTAGTAGATCAAGTAGTTCCGTTAACAGGAAGTTTAGCAAATGGAATAGACTCGGCTGTTGCAGATCTAGAAAGTCAAATCAATAGTCTAACACTACAGTCTGTAGAACAAGAAGTTGAACAATTTGTAGAAAAATTTACAGAGTCTGCTAGAGGAAGTCTAAGTGCTCCAGAAAGAGAGCCTTCTGCACCAGGTGTTACAATAAAAAATCCGCTAAGACAATTTCAAAGTTACAACTGTATTTTTAGTTTAGGTGTATTAACAGCAGACAGTGCAAATAATCCATCAGAGACGTATATTAAGCGTGGTGCAGATTTTACTATACTAAGATCCGGTGGCGGCGGTATAGATAATAAACGTATACAAACTTATTATGATTCTATAGGAGAGGAAGCAGGTAACTTAGAATATTTTATAGATGATTTTGAAATGACATCTATAATATCTCCTAATAACAGAACAGGTACTTCACAGGCTATTAATTTTAGTTTTAGTGTAAAAGAGCCATACTCTATGGGGTTATTTTTACAATCTTTACAAAGTGCGGCTTTTGATGCAGGATTTCAAAACTATTTACAAGCACCGTATTTGTTAGAATTAGATTTTGTAGGCTGGGACGACGACGGCGGCAAACCAGTATCGTACAGTAATAGAAAATTGCCTTTTAAACTAACAACTGTTGAATTTGATGTAGAGTCGGGCGGTAGTACATATCAAGTAAATTGCATTCCATGGAATGAACAAACATTTCAAGATGATGTAATGACACTTCAAGATACTGTTAGTATTACAGGAAATGATCTTGTAGAATGTTTGTCTACAGGAGAGCAAGGACTGTCTACAATTATAAATGACAAATTAAAACAAATTGCCGAAGACACTTGTTCACCGGCTTCAGATTATTATTTGATTAGATTTCCAACTACAAGAGCAGGAGATATTGGAAATATAAGTCCAACAGCAACAGAAAACAGAGCTACTATTAGTGATGCTGAAGCATTATCTTCTAGACGAGGAGAGCAAGCTGCCGAAGTTGAAGAAGACGGCCTTACAACATTTTTTAGAAATATTGGTATAGATACAAGCAGCAATTCTTTGCTACAGTCACTTAAAGGAGATAGTATAACTAATCTTAATGCTATTGGTGCTAGTTCTATGATATCAGAATTTACCGCAGGCGGAGATAGTCCTTTTGGCTTAGGATTATATACATATGACGAGGAAGCTAATGTCTACAAACGTAACGGTGTAGAAATGACAATTAGCGATACTAACAGAACGTTTAAATTTACACAAGGAACACCAATTACTAAAGTCATAGAAGAAATGGTGCTTGTTAGTGAATACGGTAGATCTGCATTACAACGAGTAGACAACAAGGGCGAAATAGATTGGTTTAAAATTGAAGCTAAATGTTATGTAGTACCAGATTCAGCACACGAGACAGAAACAGGTGAATCACCAAAAATATATGTATTTGATGTAGTACCTTACAAAGTTGATGCAAGTAGATTTAGTGCTCCTAGCCAAGCAAATTCTGGATTGATACAAAAAGCAAGGCATTGTGTAAAAACATACAATTACATTTACAGCGGACAAAATGAAGATGTGTTAGGATTTGAAATAAAATTTAATGCAGCATTCTTCCAAGCAATACGCATGGATATGGGCCAATTACAAGCATCTGATGTTGTTAATGATAGAGAAAGTATTACTGTTACTCCAAGAGATCCTGCACTAGGTAGACCTACACCAGGACAAACTGTGCCTGAAGGTAGAACAAGGAGTGTAATGAGGGCCGGTAATTTTAATGGCGGTAGTTACAATAAACAATACGGCGAAGCTGTTGCTAAGATGTTTCATAATGCATTGTTGAATAGTAAAGCAGATCTTATAACAGCAGAATTAGAAATTTGGGGTGATCCGTATTTTATACCTGATAGCGGAGTAGGTAACTGGACAGCACCGAGAGGAGGCTCAAAAAATATTACAGCAACCGGCTCTATAGATCATCAAAGAAATGAAATAGATGTTATTATAAACTTTAGAACTCCTATAGACTATAACAATAATGGTACTATGTTTTTTCCAGGACAAACTATTGCTGTAGATAGTTTTAGCGGAGTATACCAGGTCATAACTGTTAATAGTAGAATAAGTGGAAATAAGTTTACTCAAACCCTTGAATTGGTAAGAAGACGAAATCAAAGTACAGAAGGTATAAGTAACGATCAAGCTCTTGTAGAGTTACCTGCATGCGAGGGTGTTAATACAGCAGACGGCGAACCAACTGAAGAAGTAGGTACTGATCCGCAAGAAAATACAACGGTAAGAGACAGCGAAATTGTTCCACCAAGTGGTTCAAACGGAGCCCTTGCAACTATAAGATCTTCTACAGGTAAAACAACACAGGTTGCGGCAATCTATGCAGAAAATTTTCAAGGACTTATTGACGAACTAGAAAATGACTACGGATACGAAATTAGATCACTCGGCGGTTATGTTCAAAGAAACGCTAGAGGAAGTACAAGTCCTAGTTACCATGCAAGTGGCTTGGCCATTGATATAAACGCTACACAAAACCCTATGATTAGACCTAGACCTGAAGATGCTCCTGAACCATACACAGATATGCCAGAAGGCGGCACAGGGTCGCAAATGAAAGCACTTGCTGAAAAATACGGATTAGGTTGGGGAGGAGACTGGCGAAGCTCGATTGATGCGATGCATTTTAGTGCGGCAAAACGAGAAGGCGGTCAATTAGATTGGCCTAGAAATGGTTTAATACCAGGCACACCGGAAAGTGGTCAACGTGTACCGGAAGATGCTCCAGAGACAGCACCTTCTGAGCCAGAACAAAGACAACCTCAACCATCATCTGAAACAGTAAGAAGAAGACCTGCATCAGGACAAAATGCACAAGAAACTTGGGATCGTAGATATGCCGCAACTCATAACCCAGATGGAACTCCTAAAGCAAGTTTTGTAGCAGCATCTGGTTCTAGAGTTAGCGGAGTAAATTCGGTTGCTAACGATTTTGCATTAAGAGAGCAACAATTCCAATCAGGACAATTTGGTGAATCCACATTGCGTCCTTATTTCCCTACAGATGCACTAGATAACTTATATGATGTAAAAGCAGGAAATAAAATTAGAGCTATAGCAAATTTTTATACTAATCAGGGTGTAGAAGTAAGTACACCTGTTACAACTACTAGTAGTGGTGTAACGTATAATGAATTCGGCGACGAAGTAGCTGTAAGTAGTAGCACACCTGTTTCAACATATGATGAATTTGGTGACGAAATTGAAATCTAGAGGTTAAAAATTGCCACAAAGTAGACGTACAAATTATAGAAACTTAGATGATATAGGAACTGGTCCTTACGAGGCTATAGTTGTAAGTAACCTTGACCCTACCTATATGGGTAGTCTTAAAGTAGATGTTTTGAAAAATAATACTTCGGGTAGTTTACCTGAAAAAATTGGAACGTCTATTGAGGTTAGGTATCTGTCTCCGTTTTACGGAGTAACATCATTAGATACAGCAACGGCAAATGACGGTTATGCAAGTACTCAAAAAAGTTATGGTATGTGGTTTGTTCCTCCTGATATTGGATCACGTGTTCTAGTTATTTTTGCAGAAGGTGATATATCAAACGGATTTTGGATAGGATGTGTTCAAGATAAGTTTATGAATTTCATGGTTCCTGATGGAAGAGCATCAACTGAAATAACTACCGCAGCAACACCCGACAATCTACAAGGATTAAAATTACCTGTAGGCGAATATAATAAAAAAGTTGAACGAGGCTCTGGCAGAGACCCAACAAGATATCCTAAACCATATAATAAAGATTTTTCACAAACTTTAGAAATACAAGGTTTAATTAGAGATGAAAACAGAGGAACAACAACTTCTAGTGCTAGAAGAGAAGCTCCGAGTTCTGTTTTTGGTATTAGCACCCCAGGACCAATTGACAAGCGTTCAGGCGCACCAAGAGGATTACAAGGTGAAGCAGGACTAAAATACTCGGCATTTGTTAATCGCTTAGGCGGCTCTAGTTTTGTTATGGACGACGGTGATGACAAATTACTAAGAGTATCTCATGCATCAGCAGGACCTCCTATATATGCAAACGTAGAAGGCGGTGAATTATTTGGGGATAAAACTATACCCCATAATGAGGTAATGAGATTTAGAACTCGAACCGGTCATCAGATATTAATGCATAATGCAGAAGACTTTATCTATATTGCTAACAGTAGGGGAACAGCATGGGTTGAATTAACTAGTGATGGTAAAATTGATGTTTACGGATTAGACAGTATTTCTATTCATAGTGACTCGGATATAAATTTAACAGCAGATAGAGATGTTAATATTGAAGGCGGCAGAAATGTTAATGTAAGAGCAAGTGCTAGGTATACTGGCTTTCAAAGTAACGGAGGTAGCGGTAACGTACAAATTGAAAGTAAGTTTGATACAAAAATGCTTTCAGAACAAAATATGCTTGTAAATGTAAAAGGATATCAAGAAACTAAAGTTACTGGATATCAAAAAACACTTGTAGAAGGAGATATACATCATCACACAAATGCAAATTTATATGTGTTAGCAGATGCCCAAGGTCATGTCCGCACAGTAGAAGATTTACACGTTAACACAGATGAAACTTTACACCTAGTTGGTAAAGTAGGAAAATTAACAGCAACAGATGGTTTAATAGATTTAAATGCATCAGCAGATGTTAACGTAGATGGTGCAAATGTATATCTTAATAGTGATATAGCAACAAACGGAACAGCGGCAACTGACGCAGAAGATGCTGTAGATTTTATCTATCTTAAAAATTGGACAGTTCCAAAAACATCACCCGGAACAGACATATCCTCAGATATTTCTACTTTCGTAAAAAGAATGCCGACACACGAGCCATATTATCAACATGAAAATTTAGATCCAATAATGGTAAAAAGCGAAAGAACAGATATTACTAATCCTGTTGTTCTTAGTGTTGCACAATATAGAAGTTCAGCAGATACGTTTAGAAAGAGTTTTTCTGGAGGATCAGGAGCAACAGCAGCAGGAGCCGCAGGAGACGGAACACGTGGCGGCACTAATCCAAACTTAGATCCTAACACTAGTGGAGTTAATCCAGTTACAGAACAAGGAGGATCCGGCGGAGATACTCTAACACCACCACAATCATTCTCAACAGTTGGCCCAGACGGTAATTTATTAGATATGATTAGTAGAGCAGAAGGCGCAGGTTACAATACTGTATTTGGCGGAAGCAGGATTACTCCTGAAACACTTTATGGAAAAAGTCTAACACAGCTTACTATACAAGAAGTTATCGACTGGCAGACAGCATCAGTAGATGCAGGCTCTGCGAGCTCTGCTGCAGGTAGGTATCAAATTATTAAAAGAACCTTAGTCTACCTAGTAGATCAGTTAGGTGTTGCATCTAGAACAGATAAATTTGATCCTACTACACAAGATGCTATGGCTAGACGATTGCTACAAGGCAGAGGACTTGACAGATACGTTGCAGGATCTCTTTCAGAGTCAGCATTTTTAAAAGCTATTGCACAAGAATGGGCAAGTTTACCAGTTACACAAAGAACACAAGGTGCATCACGTATTGTAAATCCTGGAGAAAGTTATTATGCAGGTGATGGATTAAACAGGTCATTAATAAGCACTACAGAGTTAGTTGCAGCGGTCAGAAATGCACGAGAATCAGGACTTGCATAGGGGGTAAATATAGATATGAGCACGTTAGAAAAAAATATTTACAAAAGAGTAAATGTATCAAGTCAAAAAGTACAAAAGAAACCTGCAAGTAGTGCGGCTTATAGGTCCATTAGCACAGTAAACCCTGCTAATGATGGTTTTAGATTATACGATCTTGCGGTTATTAAGCAAGACGTAATAAATCATTTTCATATACGTCAAGGCGAAAAACTAGAAAATCCTGAATTCGGTACAATAATATGGGATGTTCTTTTTGATCCTCTTACAGAAGCATTAAAATCTGCTATTGTAGAAAATGTTGAACAGATCATAAACTATGATCCTAGAGTTCTAGTAGACAATGTAGTAGTTGATACTTATGAAAGTGGAATACAAATTGAGTGTACATTAATATACTTGAACTACAGTATAGCTGAATCTATGAGACTACAGTTTGATAGAGAAGCAGGGCTTCTTGCGTAAAGAATTAAACACGTACTTAACACATTATAATAAATACGTTATACGAGGAAAATAGATGTCAGCTACCGATAGACAAAACAGATTATTAGTTGCAGAAGATTGGAAGAAAGTCTACCAATCTTTCCGTAATGCCGATTTTCAAAGTTACGATTTTGATAACTTAAGAAGAACAATGATAGAATATCTCAGGACTAATTATCCTGAAGATTTTAACGATTACATTGAATCTAGTGAATATCTTGCACTAATTGACTTAATTGCTTTCCTCGGGCAAAACTTATCATTTAGAATAGACTTAAACGCTAGAGAAAACTTCTTAGAACTTGCAGAAAGACGTGAATCTGTTTTAAGATTAGCTAGGCTATTAAACTACAATCCTCGTAGAAATCAATCAGCGAATGGTCTACTTAAATTTACAGGTATTAAAACTACAGAAGATATTATAGATTCTAACGGTACAAACCTAGCAGGACAAACAATTCAATGGAATGACAGTACTAACTCTAACTGGTATGAACAGTTTATTAAAGTACTTAATGCTTCATTACCAGTAAATGGCGTATTTGGCAAACCAAATAAAAGCGAAGTAGTAGGCGGAATTCAAACTGATCAATATAGAGTAAACGGTGTTAACACAGATGTTCCTGTCTTTAGTTTTGAAAAACCTGTAGAAGGAAAAAGCACACCATTTGAAGTTGTGTCAATGGATATAGAAGATGGCAGTCTAGTTGAAGAGCCACCTGTACCTGGAAATAACTTTGCATTTACTTATAGGAATGATACACAAGGTCCAGGAAGTAGTAATACAGGATTTTTTGCACACTTTAGACAAGGTAGATTAGAAAGCGGACAATTTAGTGTTACACAACCTTCACCGAATCAGACTGTAGGTATCGATGCTGAAAATATTAATGATTCTGATGTGTGGTTATTTAAATTAGACGGTAACAACAACGAGTCAGAGTTGTGGTCAAAATTAGATGCTGTAGAAGGCAACAATGTAATCTATAATAGTATAAACAAAAAAATTAGAAACATTTACAGTGTTTTAACTAGAGTCGATGATCGCATTAACTTAATTTTCTCAGACGGTGTGTTTGGAAACCTACCAAAAGGTAACTTTAAAGCCTATTATAGAGTTAGCGAAAATAGGAATATGGTGATAACACCAGCAGCAATTAGTAACATTACTGTTAGTATTCCTTATCTTAGCAAAAAAGGTAGAGTACAAACTTTAACAATTACACTAAGCCTGCAAACTACAGTAGCTAACGGTAGCAGAACAGAAACAAATTTAAGCATTAAACAAAATGCGCCTGCAACATACTATACACAAAATAGAATGATTACAGGAGAAGATTACAACGTTGCTCCTTTAGGAGTAAGTCAAGAAATTGTAAAAGTTAAAAGTGTTAACAGAACATCTAGTGGTATATCTAGATATTTTGATATAGTTGACGCAACTGGAAAATATAGTAATACAAATTTATATGGCAATGATGGTGTAGTTTATAAAGAATACACGATTGATAAAACAAGTTTTAACTTTGACACACAAACAGACATCGAAGGCATTATTATAAATCAAATTGAGCCTATTCTTGATAACAAGCGTGTCAAGCATTTTTATCTAGACAAGTTTCCTAAAATTAATACGTTTGATTTGAATGTATTTTGGAAAGTAGTAAGTGAAGACACAAATACATTTACAGGACAGTTTGAATCGAGCACCGGTGAAGCATACAACGTAGGAACTTTTACTACTAACAGTTTAAAATATATTGAAGCAGGAACATCAGTTAAATTCCAAGCACCTGAAGGATATCATTTTATGAGTGATGGAAGTTTAATGGCTGGTACTCCTGATCATGTAGGTAGTAGTTTGTATAAATGGACAAAAGTAGTTGCTGTTTCAGGCAACGGTATTCAACCAGGATTAACTGAGATACAAGGTGCGATTGCACTAGGTGATAAAATACCTACAGGATGTAGACTAGTTCAAGTGAGACCAAGACTTGCAGAAAGTCTTACTGATGATGTAAAAGTTGAAATAATTGACCAGGCATTTGCCTACAACGATTTTGGCTTGCGTTATGACCAAACAAACAGAATTTGGCGACTAATTAAAGCATCGGATATAGATAAGCGTAGTAGTTTTGGTACAGGCTTTTCAGGTAATGTAACTAATAGTAACCTTGATGCAAGTTGGCTCATATTATTTGAAACAAATGGCGAAACATACAAAGTTACTTACCGTGGCTTACAATATGTATTTGAAAGCGATAAAGAAATTAAATTTTATTATGACAGTGCTGACACAATGTACAATAATAAAACAGGAAAAACTAAAAAAGATAAAATTACAGTACTGAATATAAACACCCAGCCTGATAATACATCACCGTTTACAAGCGATTTTACTTTTGATATCTTAGAAGCATATAGAGACAAAGAAGGTTATGTAGATACTAAGAAAATAGAAATTACATTTGCTGACAGAGATAATGATGGTATCATTGACGATCCTGAATTATTTGATCATATCGTAGCTGAAGATATAAATCCTCTTACAAAATTAATCATGCAAGAAAAATATATTACTGGCACAGGAGTAGAAGACTTCAAATACGTAGATGCAACTAGTGCAAACATTAAGATATTTTTGAACCAAACAAGTATAGGTCCTCTTAGTGCATATACTGACGGTGATATTTTTTACTTACAGTCAAGTGATACCTTCAAACAGTATAATCAATCACAAAATGAATTAGTTACTATTAGTGATTATAAAGCATTTATAGGTAGAGATAAACTTAAATTCCATTATTTACACACAGCTGATAGCAATAACAGAATTGATCCTAGTGCAAGTAATCTAATTGATACGTTTATGCTTACTAAGACATATGATAGAAATTATAGATTGTGGATTGATGGCCAACTTTCACAAAAACCGCTTCCACCAAGTTCGGACGAATTATTTAGAACTTATGGAAGGGAATTAAACAAAATAAAATCTATTAGTGATGAGGTAATTTATCATCCTGTAAAATATAAAGAACTATTTGGTTCTACAGCAAAGACTGATTTACAAGCAACATTTAAGTTAGTTAAAAATAAAGACTTAGTTTTAAATGACAACGATATTAAGACAAGATGCATAGAAGCAATAAATCAATATTTTGCATTAGAAAATTGGGATTTTGGAGATACTTTTTACTTTCAAGAATTGGCAACATACATAATGAGCAGACTTGCTCCTGATCTTGTAAGTGTAGTAATTGTACCAAATCAAATTACACAAGCATTTGGAAGTTTGTTTGAAATAAGAAGTGAACCGGATGAAATTTTTATCAATAGTGCAACAGTAGCAAACATAGAATTAATAGATGAAATTACAGCAACTAGACTGAATGCTTCAGGTAATGTTGTAACTTCTAGCGACACAGACAATGTAGGCATAACTAGTTCTACTTCTTTTGTAAGTTCAACTAGTCCAAATAGTGGAGGAAGTTATTACTAATGGCTTACGATAACGATCAGACAGAATCACCATTGCCAACAGGCGATCAAGAGAAAAGAAAAAGCACTGATCTCTTACCTAAGTATTTTAGAACGCAAGCAAATAAAAAGATTCTATCTAGTACATTAGATCAGTTAGTACAACCTGGATCAGCAGAAAAAGTTAATGGCTATATGGGCAGAAAAAATTCTAAAGCTCATAGGCTTAATGATACTTACATAGAAGATGTAACTGTACAACGACAAAATAGGCAATTAGAACCGGCCACAGTATCTGTAGATGATTTAGGTAATGTAAATTTTTATGCTGATTATGCAGACTATGTAAACCAAATTAAAAACTTTAATGGTAGTAATGCTAATCATAGTTTAATGAATAGCCAAGAATACTATGCTTGGAACCCTAATATTTGTTTTGATAAATTTACAAACTTTAGAGAATACTATTGGCTACCTAATGGCCCTCAAACTGTAACAGTTTTTGGCAAGTCGGAAGATGAAACTAGTACTTACACAGTAACTACTGAAGTACAAGATGACAATACAGTTTATAAATTTGATCCTCCAGGATTTGAACCTAATCCTGCTTTAACATTATACAGAGGACAAACTTATACATTTGATATTGATACTCAAGGCCATCCATTTTCGTTTTCTACTAACAGAAGATTTTCAGATGCTCCGTTTACACTTGAAAAACAAAATGACGGAAGTTATAAAGTTATATCTGGAGATTCTGAAAATATTTCTAGCCTATATGTTCAAGGAATTACAGCCGTTGATTTAGAAGGTAATGAAATTGACCCAGTTAATGTTGAACAAGGTAAAATTACATTCACCGTTCCGTATAATGCACCTGATCAATTATATTATGTAAGCCAAAGTGATATAAACACAAGTGGGTATATTAAAGTATTTGATATAATTGAAAATACATCAATAGATGTTAACGAAATTGTTGGTAAAAAGCAATATACAAGTGCTAACAAGGTTGCATTATCAAATGGACTAAAAATAAAATTTGCTGGAAATGTAACTCCTGAGTTTTACAAAGATAAAGAATTTTTTGTAGAAGGTGTAGGCGAAAGCATTAGATTAATTAACGAATTAGATTTAGTTATTCCTGCCAGTTATGTCGGAAATAAATTAGTACCATTTGACAGCGAAGGATTTGATAGATTGCCATTTGGTAATGCTAGTGCCTTTGCAGAAACAAAAGATTATATTGTAATTAATAGAGCTAGTCCTGATAGAAATGCATGGTCAAGATATAACAAATGGTTCCATAGAGATGTTATAGAAAAGTCAGCAGAATATAATGATAGTGTTCCTAGTATTGATCAATCTGCTAGGGCGTCAAGGCCAATTATTGAATTTAATGCAGGACTAAAATTATTTAATTATGGTACTCAAGCAAAACATGATGTAGACTTAATTGATTATAAAACTACTGATGCTTTTAGTACAGTAGAAGGTTCTACAGGTTATAATATTGATAATGTAAATCTTGCAGACGGAATGCGTGTTATTTTTAATGCAGATACTGACCGTCTTGTTAGAGGAAAAATTTACAAAGTTAAATTTATTTTAATTGACAATATAAGGCAAATAAGTTTAATTGAAGATGATGATGCAATACCAACCGAAAATGAAACTGTTCTAGTTAAAAGCGGAGACATATACAAAGGTAAATTATTTTACTTCGACGGAACATCGTGGGTTGCATCACAAGAAAAAGTAAAGGTTAACCAACAACCAAAGTTCGATGTATTTGATACAATGGGAAATAGTTTTTCAACTTATAATGCATCAACATTTGCAGGAACAGAACTTTTTGCTTACAAGATTGGAACTGGTACTAACGACAGTGAATTAGGATTCCCTCTTTCATACAGAGCTATAGAAAACTTTGGTGATATACAATTTAATTTTCCGCTAGTAACTGATGCCTTTGTATACGAACAAGATAACGAAAAAATTAAAGTCAATACAGAAACGGGTTACTTGAGACAGTACAGTAATATTACGAACTTTAAAAGTAAAAATGGTTGGGAAAAAGCAAATCAACTTAGTAAACAGGCTGTAATTAAACAATATGATGTAGAAGATCAACTTAATGATTTTGCTGTAGATGTATTTGACCGTAGTGGTGACTTAAATGATTTAGAAGTAAAAGTTTATGTTAATAGTTACTTTAGGAAAGAAGAAGTACATTATACTATCAACAGAATTAATGGTATTGCGTATATTACTTTTACTGATAATCTTAAAACTGGAGATATTTTAATTTTAAGATGTTTTTCTAAGACACCATCTAATCAAAATGGGTATTATGAACTTGCTTATAATTTAGAAAGAAATCCTTTAAACGAAAATATTAAAGATTTTACTATTGCAGAAGTAAATGACCATGTAGGTACAATAATAGAAAATACCTTTGATTATAATGGAAACATTTTTCCAGGATCAAGCAACCTAAGAGACTTAGGGTTTATTGTTAAAAACGGAACAAGATTTGTTAAACATACTGGCCCAATTGCTCTTGCAAGTTATCATCTTACAGATAAAAACGCAAACATTATAAAGGCATTAAAATATGCAAGATTAGAATACGCAAAGTTTAAAAGATTGTTTATTCAAGTTGCTGAAAATTTAGGATATGACGGTCCAATAAAACAACATGTTGATAACATTATAGCAGAAATTAATAGTCAAAAAACTGAAGGTATGCCATTTTACTTTTCAGATATGATACCACATGGTGCATCAAAAGGCACAACTCATATTGTAAGAGCAAGTGATAGCGAATTTTTTGCATTATCAGAATACTTTGACTTAGACCAATTAAGTAACAGAAGCGTAATGGTTTACCTAAATGGTAAATCTCTTTGTTACGGCTCAGATTACGAGTTTACACAAGAAGGTTTCGTAAAAGTACTTACAACTTTACAAGTAGGAGACGAGCTTGAAATATACGAATACGATACAACAGACGGTTGTTTTGTTCCTGCAACTCCTACAAAGTTAGGACTGTATCCTAAGTACAAACCAGAAATTTTTATCGACGATACCTATGAAACACCTAGAAAAGTTATTCAAGGACACGACGGTAGTATTGTGTTTGCATATGACGATTTTAGAGACGATTTAATATTAGAATTTGAAAGAAGAGTTTACAATAACTTAAAGCAAGAATATAATCCTGATATTTTTAATATTCATGATTTTGTAGGCGGAAACTATAGAGACACAGGATTTGAAAGAGCAAACATAGATACAGGCATGGTATCTGATTTTGTACAATGGACTGTTATCGCAGGCGATCCTAATTATACCAATAACGATTTTTATAAAGACACTTTTACATTTAGATACAATTATAAAAATATGTCTTCACCTACTGGTAAAAAATTACCAGGTTTTTGGAGAGCTGTTTATAAAGATGCTTATGATACAGATCGTCCTCATACTCATCCTTGGGAAATGCTCGGCTTTACAATTAAACCAAAATGGTGGGAAGAAGTATACGGGCCGGCACCCTACACAGCCAACAATTTTGTATTATGGGAAGATTTACAAAATGGTGTAATTCGCCAACCTGGCGTACCTACAGTAGTAAATTCTAAATACAAAAGACCAGGTTTACTAAATCATATTCCAGTAGATTCCAACGGAAAACTTTTAAGTCCGTTAGATAGCAACTATGCAAAAAATTATGTTGCTATTAGAGCTAGAGATGCATATACATTTGGCGACGAAACACCTACTGAAACAGCATGGAGACGTGGTAGTGAATATCCATTTGCGTTAATTACATCTTGGATATTAAATCAACCAGCAAAAGTAATCGGACTAGGCTATGATTTATCAAGAATGTCAAGAAATGCTGTAGGCAACATTGTATACAGTGAGTCAAATACTATTTTAAGATTAAGAGATTTGGTATTTCCAAATACATATACAGATAATCAGCGTGTCATAACTTCTGGATTAGTAAACTACATTTACAATTATATTGTAAGTGATATAAACACAAATTATGACGAATATCAAAATACATTAACTACTCTAAAAAATAAACTTGCATTAAAAGTTGGAGGATTTACTGATAAAAGTAAATTTAAATTAATTTTAGATAGTAGAACACCTCTAAATGAAGGCAATGTATTTGTTCCACCAGAAAACTACAAATTATTTTTAAATACCTCTACTCCAGTAACTATTGCAAACTACAGTGGTGTTGTTATTGAAAAAGCAACTGGCGGATTTATTATAAAAGGATACGATCAGGCTAAAAGTTCGTTTGATTATTTTGAAGCAATTGAAACACAATCAGATCCTAGTATCAATGTTGGAGGCATATCGGAATCATTTGTAGATTGGGATAATGGAAAGCAATATATTAAAGGACAAAATGTTAGGTTTGATAGTTTCTTTTATAGAGTGAAAGAAAGTCATGTTAGTGGAACAACATTTGCAGATGATAAAATGTCTAAACTTGCTGCATTGCCACAAGTAGGCGGTAGAGATAGTGTTCTAAGACGTAAATTTACTAACCGTGTTAAAACAATATCATATGGAACTCAACTTAATAGTGTACAAGCGGTTGTAGACTTCTTGTTAGGATATGAAGCATATTTAAAAGCACAAGGATTTATATTTGAATATTATAATAATGATATCGAAATAGTTGAGGACTGGACATTTAGTGTTAAAGAATTTATGTTCTGGACTACACAAAATTGGGCCGCAGGAAGTGTGCTTACGATTAGTCCTGGTGCTCAACAAATTAAATTTAATAAACCCTATCATGTAGTTGATAATATATTTGATGATTTTTATGATTATAGTTTATTAAAGGCCGACGGCAGAAAATTAGACAGATCGTTTAGTAGCATTGCACGAGACAGTGAAAATGATTTTGGGTTGTCTGTAAAAAATACAGCAGATGGCATTTATAGTATACGTTTGCCGTTAGTACAACGAGAACATGTAATTCTTTTAGACAACGTAACAGAGTTTGGTGATGTAATTTATGATCAAGAAGCGGGCTATAGACAAGAACGTATAAAGGTTACAGGGTATAGAAGTGACAACTGGAGCGGTGGCCTTAATATTCCAGGATTCATTTATGATGAAGCTGAAGTAAGAGATTGGGAACCTTGGAAAGATTATGGTATCGGCAAACTAATTAAGTACAAAGAATTTTACTATGTAGCAACTAACAATATCAGTGGCACAGAAGTATTCATCGATAATCAATGGGAAAGATTAAGTGAAAGACCAGAATCTAAACTATTAACAAACTTTGAATATAAAGTTAATCAGTTTGCTGACTTTTATGATCTTGATACAGATAATTTTGATATTGAACAGCAAAAACATGCTCAGCATTTAATAGGATATCAAAAACGTAAGTATCTTGAAAATATTATTAATGATGATGTAAGTCAATATAAATTTTATCAAGGCATGTTGCAAGATAAAGGAACAAAAAATAGTTTAACAAAACTGTTTGATGCTTTAGCAAGCGCAGATAAAGAAAGTTTAGAGTTTTATGAAGAATGGGCTATTAGGTTAGGACAATATGGTGCTACAGATAACTTTGAAGAAGTAGAATTTCTAATTGACGAAGCAGAAATAAAAACTAATCCACAGCCTATAGAGCTTGTGTTAAGTAAACCGGCTAACGATACCGACACTATTTATAAACTAACTCCTAGTGACATATATAAAAAGCCTCAAAACTACGATCATAAACCATTTCCAGTAGTAGATCTTTATAATCAATACACAAGAGATGCTGGTTATGTTTACGAAGGTGATGTAGTTTACAGAATTAACGACAGAAATGATATATTAACAGCAAATATTGATAGAATAGGCGCAAATGATTATATATGGATAACAGGAAAAACTGGAGACTGGGATGTAGTACAGCATATTACTACAGATATAAGAGTTACTAAAATTGAAGCATTTAGTGCAAGTGCTGATGCACGAGAATTACCTGCAAATCCTGGAGGTACTTTCTATCTTAATAAAGCACATTCATTTAAGGTTGGCGATATTATAGGAGTATCTAACACTTCAACAGCAAATGATGCGTTTTACATTATAGAAACAGTTAGACCTACACAAATTGATGTATTTGCTAGTGCAAATCAAAGCATAGAAGCATTAGAAGAAGTAGACGGATATATCAGTAAATTAAGATCAGTCAAATTTGATACAGTTAAAAATGCAAATTATGTAATGGAAGATCGAGTTGCAAATCAACAAAAGATTTGGATAGACGGAACTACTAAAGATTGGCTTGTTGCTGAAAGAACTGATGCATTTTTAGATGCAGATCACTATAATAACCCTGCAAATTACGATCCTTCCAGTACTTACGAGTTTGGTTCAGAAATGACTGTGAATAGTGCTAATACAAGAATAGCAATAGCAGATCACAGTGCAAATAATAATAAGGGTAAAGTTTATACCTATCAAAGAGGGTCAAATTTACGCAATTTCTTATACGAATCTGAATTAGATTTAGATACAGCATTGTATCCAATGGATGACGATCATAGATTTGGTGCAAGTGTTGCAATGAGCCCCGATGGAAAGTTTATTATAGTAGGATCTAGTACAGCAAGTGGAGTTGCATCTAGTTATAAAGGAGATTATAGTAAAACTTCAGCATATAGCGAAAATGATATTGTTAAGTTTAATGAAAACTATTGGAAGTCTATAAGAACTATTACTCCAGAAAGTAGTAGTGTTGCATTTAGTACATTTGATAGCTATACAAATTTAGAAAGACAAAGTGATAGTAGTTTACTTACATTAGTTTTACAAGGAAGTCCTTACTTACCTAATACCGAAACAGATCACTTATTAATAGCTGCGCCTTTTGATCAATATAGAGGCACTAAAGTAAAAGATAAACTTGTTCTAAATTGGAATTTTTATACAAACTTTAATAGAAATGAAGGACCAAATACTTCAGTAGAACTATTCCCCACAGGAATCAATTCGCAAAATGTGCAAGCACAATACAACGAACCGGGTGGCTCTTTTATAGACGGCGAACATGAAATTATTGAAAAGGTTGATAGTGTATTACTACTTGAACCATATACAGACCCGCCTGAAGAAGGTGATGTTATTTCAACACCTAGTGGCTCTGCAACTGTTTTCAAAACATTTACAAGAGATTTTAAATTAGTAATTTATACTAAAGACACTAATGGTGTATTTACAGAAAACGGCACAATATCAAATGCTGCAGGTACTGAAATTGGTACATATACCCAACCTAATTTTAATGGTACATCAGGCGGCATCGGTGGCTGGTGGTATATCAATACTAATGGTACATATGTTACGTCAGACGAATTTACAGAAACAAAAGATTATGGTGTTCCTGCTTATGGCTTAGTGTATCGAGATATACTAGTTTATGATGAAAATACTGATTCCTATGCAAGAACAATTCCTAATTTTTATAAAAATATTCTTAATGATGTAAATGGTACGTTATTCCCAGATAGAGATGAACCTGGATTTATTGGAATATTATCTCATAGAGGCGGAGCATACATTAACGAAGATGTTGACGGCATTCAAAATATTTTAGATCCAAGATGGCTAATGCGAGTTCCACCTACGCTTGCTGGAGAAATTAACCAACCAGGTGATCAGTTTAGGGTTGCTATCGACGACCAAGCAGATCCAGTTGACGAATCATTACTTGGCATCGAAGCATCTTATCTAAATGATAACTTGCATACTGTTATTGATGTATGGGAAGGATATATTGACTTTACATTTACAAAATTCCAAACAGCAGATATTGATATATTATCAGACCAAGATACTGATGTTGGTGACTTCTTTGAGCCTGCATACGAGGGTAAAGTATTTACAGACACATTAGGAAATATTGTAAACATAGGCGGAGCTGATGGTGATTTTATTAGAGATGAGATCACCGGTGCAAGAGGTCGAGTAGCATATTATATAAGACGTAATATTAACCAAGGTAGAGTATATCTTAAAGAAGTTACAGGAAACTTTACACAAGGTAATAGATTGCTATTAGAAACACAAGAAGGAAATCCACCGCAAGCAAACTTGCGTATTATGGGACCTATTAATAAAATTTCTTTAACAGGATCAAATACAGGAAAAATTGCTGTAATGGAAAGGGGAACACCGTTTCCTGCACATCCTGAATCATATGGTGGATTGGAACAGTTTGCTGATCTAAATACTTTTGCATATGTAAACAAAGAGTTTTGGATATACAAAGAAAATTTAACAGAAGCAGGAGCAGAAGCCCAAGCAAGCATACCTAGCACATCTAATAGTGACTGGAGACTTGTTTACAATCTTCCTGTAGATACATCAGGATCAACAGATAGCAAACCTACTAATCAAGGTGTTTATAGTATCTTTAGTAGTGTAGGAAGCGTTTGGACAAATCAAGGAACATATACTATTCCTGGAAGTTCAACAGGTAGCAATGTAGGTAAACAAGTTGCTGTAAGCCAAGATGGAGATTTATATAGATTCTATGTAGGGTCTAAAGAAAATCTTACCGTAATTAAACACGGTACTGACAAATACGGAAAAACATATAGATTTGCTCTTGACATAAATCCTCATTATAGAGGACCATACACTCCGGATGCAATTTACAAAACTGGAGAAATTGTATTATATGATAATCAGTTGTATAGTGCATTGACTTTTAACAAAAATGTTATTCCTACAAATTTATTAAAATGGGAAATATTAGGCAACCAAGTAAATTATCTACCAACACTTCCAAATGATGTTAATATTTACAATGATCCTGTGTTTGACGATTTAAACGAGCAAGTCATTGATTTTTCAAAGCAAGTTAAAGTTAGCGAAAATGGACAAATTCTTGTAACGAGTATTATTACAGATGAATCAGTTGACCAAGATAACAAAGTTTTAATTTATAGAATACTAGATGACAGATATGTTTTAAGTCAAACTATTGTTGCACCAGTTTCTAATACTGGTTGGGGTAGTAGTTTAGATATATCTGAAAATGGAAACATTATTGTTATTGGAGATCCTGAAAACAGTGAAGATGCATATCATGCAGGTAAAGTTTACGTTTATGCTAAAGACGGATTACAGTATGAATTACACCAAACATTGTCAGGTACGAAAACACCTGCTGAAAGATTTGGTATTAAAGTTACCGCAACAAATGACTTGATTGCTGTAAGTAGCGGCGCCGGAGATATAATAACCAATACAACCTTTGATAGCGGCGAAACATCCTTTGATGAAACATTTACAACATTCCCGGATAAGAAAATAGACAGCGGAAGTGTAAGACTTTATCAGTTTATAAAAGACGCATATATTCTTGGAGAAGAATTAGACTACGGCGGTGATTCTACAGTATTACAAGCAGGTAGGTTTGGCGACCAAGTGTTAGCAAATAAAAACCACATATATGTTGGTATACCTGGAGATCCTAATGTAGACGAAGTAGGAATCAATCCTGGTAGTTGGGTTGATTATAAGGTTGCTGCTGATCAAAAACCCTGGACAACTATTAGAACACCAAACAATGTTGTAGACGTTAATGCAATTAAGTCAGTTTACTTGTACAATACTGTTACAGATAAATTAGTATCATACATTGATTACATCGATCCTGTGCAAGGTAAGATAGCAGGACCTGCTGAACAAGAATTAACATTTAAATCTAATATTGATTTAGCTAGATATAATGTCACAAGTTTGCCAAACTTCTTTAGTGAAACTGACAACTGGGAAGAAAAGTATGTGGGCAAATTGTGGTGGGATTTATCAACCGCAAAATTCTTTAATGCATATCAAGAAGATGTAGCCACTCAAGCAAACTACTGGAGCAAATTAATTCCTAACTATTCTGTTGATGTCTATGAGTGGGTAGAAAGTTCTATTCCTCCAGATGAGTGGGATACACTAGCAGATACAGCTAGAGGTTTCGCTCAAGGCATAAGCGGACAATCTAAGTATGGTGTAGATGCATATAGCCAAAAACTTTCATATAATTCAGCAACAAAAACTTTTAATACAAAATATTACTTCTGGGTAAAAAATAAATTAACAATACCCGCAACAGAAGATAGAAGTTTACCGGCATCAGAAGTTGCAAAACTAATTGGAGACCCAAGAGGACAAGGATATCAGTTTGTTGCTCTACTTAGTGATAACAGATTTGTTATTTACAACGGTGAAAGTTTGATAAAAGATAAAGAAGTAGCTCTGCACGTAAGTTATTATACGCAAGATACACAAGAGCAAAATAGACATTTAGAATATCAATTGGTCACTGAAGGTTTAGAAACAAGTGTTCCTAGAGCAGATTTGGAAAGAAAATGGATTGATAGTTTAATTGGTTATGATGATAGGGGTCGTACAGTACCTGATCCTGAACTTAGTCCTGCAGACAAATACGGCAATTTAAATAGTCCTAGACAAAGTTGGTTTGTAAATAGACAAGAAGCATTTAAGCAAGTAATTGAAAGAGCTAATATTGCCTTGCAAGAAACTATTATTGTTGATGACTTTAGTTTTGACACATTAAATAGCGTTGATCAACCTCCATTTGTTACTGAAAGACTTTATGATTACAAAGTAGACACTTTGGACGAAGTACAATTTATTGGTACAAACAAAATTGCACAAGCAACTTTAATACCGTCAGTACATAACGGCGTAGTAACTGATATCAGAATTATCAATACAGGTAGAGGATATGCAGATCCTACTTATAATATAGAAACTTCAACAGTTAGACACGGACCTAGTTTTACTGTTGTAGGTAAAGGTACTGGTTTAGATTTTAATTTAGAAATTAATCCACTAGGACAAATTAACAAAGTAAACATAATTAATGGCGGCACAGGGTACGATGAAAACACTGTTATTACCGTTAGACCTGTATCAATCTATGTAGAAAATGACATTACTGTTGATAATAAGTGGGCTATTTACAGTTGGAATGCAACTTCGGGCTTATGGGACAGAAAATTGTCTTCAAGTTTTGATACAACAGCATATTGGAAATATATTGATTGGTATGCACCTAACACTAATCAGTTTACTAGAATTGATCATCGTGTTGATGAAAGTTATCAGCTTTTATCGGCAAACGCAAAAATCGGACAAATTGTTAAAATTGCAAATATCGGAACAGGCGGTTGGCTCTTACTTAAACGTATTAAGAATACTAACAGTGCTGATTATACAATTGATTATGAAACTATAGGTAGACAAAACGGCACTATAGAAATCAGTAGCAAACTTTACGATGTTGTAGAAAATACAGTTGGTTATGATTTATTAGGTTTTGATAATAGATTCTTTGATACAGAGCCTGTTACAGAAGCAAGAAAAATATTAGAAGCTTTGAAGAATGACATTTTTGTTGATGACTTAAAAATTAAATGGCAAGAACTATTCTTTGCAAGTATAAGATATGTACTATCTGAACAGCAAAATGTTGACTGGGTTTACAAAACTAGTTTTGTTAAAGCAAAACATAATGTTGGCGGCTTAACTGAAAAAATTAATTATCAAAATGATAATTTAAGTAGTTACAATGATTATATTAGAGAAGTTAAACCTTACAAAACTAATATTAGAGAATATGTAAGCTCTTATGATAAGTTAGAAAATACTAATACAGTTACAGCAGATTTTGATTTACCACCATTCTATGACTTTAGTGAAAATGCAATTAAGACAAAACCTGTTAAAGTTATTGATAATGAAATTATCGGTGTTGATGCATTCTTTGACGAGTATCCTGCAAAAAATTGGAAAGATAATAATGGATTTAAAGTTGTAGGTATTAACATTTATGATGGAGGTAGCAAATATACATTTCCTCCAACTGTTACAATTACCGGCGGCGGCGGAACCGGCGCTACAGCAAGAGCGTATTTAGGCGCCGGAAAAGTAGTTAAAATTATAGTAACTAATCCAGGATCTGGATATTTAAGCGCACCAACTGTAACAATATCAGGTTCGGGTGCAGATGATTCTACAACAGCCGTTGCGTCTGCACAAATTGGTGAAACTGTTGTTAGAACACTAAATGTTCAAATGAAATTTGATAGAGTTTCAGGCGAGTACTTTATACTGTCATTGCCAGAAACAGAAACATTTACAGGAACAGCAATCAATGATACTTTCCAACTAAAGTATCCTATGAACTTAAAGAGAAATAAAGTTAAGGTTACTGTCAACGGTGAATTACTATTACGTAGTCAATATACTTTTTCAAATATAGAAGATAAAACTTACACATACAATAGACAGTTTGGTCAAATTCAATTCACAACAGCACCTGAATTAAACAGCATTATTGTAGTTGAATATGAAAAGAATCCTTTGATGCTTAATGCACAAGATAGAATTAATCAACTTTATAGTCCAACTACTGGAATGCTTGGCAAAAATTTAGGCCAGCTTATGACAGGTGTTGACTACGGCGGCGTTGAAGTTAAAAGTTTTGGTTTCGAAGGCACATCAGGTTGGATGGTAGACGATTATGGTACAGATACTTGGGATAGTTATGATAATACTTTTGAAGATGAAGTATTCATTGCTGATGGTACAACTGTTGCTGTAGAGTTATCTAAGCCACTTGAAGATGAAATAGTATACAATGTCTATTTAAAACGTGCTGGCCAAGCGCAAGCAATTAGAATTGACGATCCGTTATATCCAAATGGTAACAATCAAAATGCACTAATACAAACAATAACAGGCGACGGTGTTACTACAATTATTAATTTAGCAGATAACGACATTGAATTAAATGACGGTGATGTGTTTACTATAAGAAAGATTACATCAGATGGTAGTTTCTTACCTGATCCTGATTCATATGATACACAATTAGATGGAGGCACTATAGATTATGGAAATGCTGCTGGCGTAAATGCAGATGACATAATACTAGACGGTGATCTATTTGTTACTCCGCTTACTAGCCAAGGTCCTGAAGAATTAGTAGCAGGACAGGTTTTAGATAGTGTTGATATTACTGTTTATGAAAGAACAGGTGAAGGTCAAGGTCAAGTTTATAATCAAAATTATCTAACAGACGGAAGTACTACAGAATATCCTTTAGGTTTACTTCCTAATTCTGAAGATGCTGTTATTGTAAAATTAGGTAATACAATAGTTGATAAATCAGAATATACTGTAGATTATAAAAATTTAAAAATAACATTTAACAATGCGCTGGCTCAAGATCAAATATTGACTATATTAACTATAGGAGTTAACGGGCAAAATATTATCGATATAGGAACTATTCTTACAGAAGATGGTAAAGATATTTACGAAACACAAATTATGTGGAATGATAGATACAGTATCTTTTTAAGACGAGATGGTATTATACCAGACGGTCCAGAGTTAATTGCAAGAAAAAGTGACAACGGATTTATAGAATTTAAGTTTTCACCAATTGCACCAGTAGCTGGTACAAGACTTGATTATGAAATATATTCTAATAATACACAAATTAATTACAGTAAAGTTAATAAAGATTCTATAGTTGCTGACGGCTCGAGTACAGTTTATAATCTTTCTATTGCATCTCAGTATGCAACACCAGCAGAGTTCTTTAGTATTGTAGAAATTGATGGAGTTATACAAAAGCCAGGTTATTCTAAAGTATTAACAATCACAAATGATAGAATTCGTGAGTATACTCTAGACACATTCCAAGTACCACCTTCGAGTATTGTTGCAGCTCAGTTAGAAGTTTACTTAAACGGATCTAAACTTACCCAAGTTGAAGACTACCTAATTAACATTGGTACAAGTTCAATTATATTAGAAAATAATCTAGTAAGTAACGGAGATGTTTTAAGCATATATTTAAGGAACAGCGGATACAATATAATTGGTGATCAAGTTGTATTTGAAACAGCCCCAGCTGAAGACGCTGTAATGAATGTGTATACATTTACAAATCATGACGTTTTGGATATTCATAGAATAAGTTATGATGTTATTAATAGAAGTACTCTTACACCTGGATCTGAAAATTATTCTAAATATCATGCTCTAACAGCAGGAAGAATTTTATTACAACAACCTGCATTAGGCGTAGAATATGTTTGGGTTATGTTGAATGGTAATATGCTTACACCTACAGTTGATTATAAACTAGATCCAAACGGAAGAATAATACATCTTGTAAACGAACCAAGTGAAAATGATGTTGTTGATGTAATACATTTTACAGCACCTATTAGTACACCGACTATAGCATGGAAGCAATTCAAGGACATATTGAATAGAACACACTATAAGAGGGTTGATAATAATCAAGGAATAGAATTAGCACAAGATCTAAAATATGATGACTTAAAAGTAGTTATAGTAGAAAACGCAGAGCTTTTACCTAACCCAGACAAACGTGCTAACAGGCCAGGCGTAATATGGATTGACGGCGAACGTATAGAATATTTTGCTAAAACTAATAACGAACTTAGACAACTAAGAAGGGGAACTTTAGGGACAGGAGCAAAGCCAGTTTATCCAGTAGGAACTAAAATTTACGGTGGCTCTATAGATAAAAATATCCCTTACAAAGACGAAACTATTGTTTGGTCACCAGTAGACCCTGTAACTGAAGGACAAACTGAATTTACACTTGACTTTGTACCTGGAAGCGTTAATGAATTTGAAGTGTTTGCCGCTGGCAAACGATTAAACAAAAATGCTATACAAAAGTTTGATCCAACATTGGCTATTGATTCGCCACAAGGTGACGTAAATACACCAGCAGAGTTTAGTGTAAACGGTAATATTTTAACACTTACTGAACCTATGAAAGAAAATCAGAAGCTAATTGTTATTAGGAAAGTAGGTAAATTGTGGACTGACCCAGGAACTCCACTTAAAGATGTTCAAAATGACATTGGTAATTTCTTGCGCGGAGCAATAAGTGAATTACCCGAATAAATACACATGTAGGAATAAAAAATGACAAACAAAATTAATGAAAATAGCGGTGTATATGTACAAGGTCATATCAAGATACATGATCCAAAGTCAGGCGAAATTTTTGTAAACAAAAAGAATGCTATACACTATGAGAACATGAGTATTGCTCTTGCAGAAAGTTTAGGTAATGCTGGACAAGGTCCTATTGCGGTTATGAGCTTTGGAAATGGCGGTACTAATATTGATAGTACAGGTGTTATTACGTATCTTACACCTAATAGTACAGGAACTAATGCAGGACTATATAACCAAACATTTAGTAAAATTGTAGATGATAGAAATACTGATAATAACGATCCTACAAGAAACAGAATTGAAACAAGACATTTAAATGGTACAAACTATACAGATATAGTTATTTCCTGCTTGCTAGATTATGGTGAGCCTAACGGACAAGATGCATTTGATACAGCATCAGATGCTGATAATGCTTTTGTATTTGACGAATTAGGATTACGTAGTGCAAGTTCAGACGGAGTATTAGGAAATGGAAGACTATTAACACATGTTATATTTCATCCTGTACAAAAGAGTTTAAACAGACTTATACAAGTAGATTATACTGTAAGAGTACAAAGTCTTAGCGGAGGAAATAGCTAATGGCTTACCAAATCCAGTTTACAGATAGCATAAACAAAGGTGCTATAATTGTCGAAGATAGAGAAATTAATACTTCTGACACAAGTTTAGCTATACCTGGAAGAAATACAACTGGGTATGGCGAAGCAATAGCAAGTAACTTCCTACATATTTTAGAAAATTTTGCAAATAATAATCCTCCTTCTAACCCAGTAGAAGGACAAACATGGTATGATACATCAGTAGGTGTTGATACATTAAAAGTTTATGACGGAACTAACTGGGTTGAGTCAGGCGGTGTTAAAAAAGGTGCCGCACAACCTGAAGTTGGAAATAGTGTTATTGGAGATTTATGGGTAGATACTAGTAACCAACAACTTTATTTAAACAATGGAGCAAGTTGGATTTTAGTAGGTCCTGAATTTAGTGACGGATTAACATCGGGCACTAGACCAGACACAATAGTAGGTACTGATGATAAAACTTATACCGTATTAAAAATAGAAATTGACGCTGTTCCTGTAATCATACTGTCAAAAGACCAATTTATTCCTAAAGTTAATATTAGAGGGTTTTCAGAAATTAAGCCTGGTATGAATTTAACAAGTTTAACTTTAGCAGGTACCAACGCCAAATATAACGGAGTAGCACAGTCTTCAGATGCATTGAGAATAGGTAACAATGATATTAGTTCTTCTAATTTTTTACGTGCAGATGTTAACACAACCGCAAATGGTACACTTTATGTAAAAAACAATCAAGGTGTACAAGTTGGTGCAAATGCGCAATTAGCACTTGAAGCATCAGGCGAAGGCGGCGTTGTAAAGAGTAATTTTAATGGTGCTAGTCTTGCATTGAAAGTAAAAAATGATCAAGGCGAGCAAACTGTAGTACAGATAAAATCAGATACTAATGTAGGTATTAATAATACCAATCCTCAAGTACCATTAGATGTAACAGGTAGCGGCAAATTTTCAGGTAATTTAGAAGTAGCAGGCACTGAAGATGCAGATAATTCATTTAATGATGTATTAACAGAAGGTGCAATAATTACTTCAGGTGGTGCTAGTATTGCAAAAAATACTAAAGTAGGAGCAGATTTAACTGTAAAAGGACAAACAAATATAGGCAATAATATTGTTGCAGATCCTGATGCACTTACCAAGCCTAACATAGAAGGTTTCGGCACTGTTAAAGCAGACACGTTTGAAGGATTTTTTAAAGGTAGTGTTTCAGGCACAATTACTGGTACAGCATCGAGTGCAGCAAAATTAAATAATAAAACTGTATTCAAAATGGAAGGTGACGTCAGTTCAAATGAAATTACCTTTGATGGTGCAGGCTCATTAAATCAAACATTTACTACGGAACTTAGTAACCAGTTTATTGCTTCTAAACAAGTTGTAGTAACAACACAAACTGGAGATGAGTTACTTATAAACAGAACACAAGGTGATCAAGGTTTATTTAAAATTTCTCAATCAAACCTATTAAAAGGTGTGCCAAAAAATCCAATTGGAATGATTGCACCGTTTGGCGGTGATGTAGCACCTCCTGGTTGGTACTTATGTGACGGTAGAGAAATTAAAAAAACAGAGGCATCCAATTTATTTGATGTAATTGGATTTAAGTTTAAAAGTCCTTCAGATCCAACATTCCAAAATCCGAGTACTACACACTTTGCCCTACCAGATTTTAGAGGCAGATTCCTACTCGGTATGGATAGTATGGGCGGAGTACCTGCAGATGTTACAACAAATTCAAATGCTGACGAAGTAGGTAAATCGTCAGGTAGTGAATTTAAAGACATTACAAAAGAACACTTACCAGATCACGAACACGATCTTAAATCACCAGGTGGTACACAACACTATGCGATACTAGATAATACAGTATCAGAACAAAACAGTATTAACCAACCGTTGAATATTGCACAAGGAGCCCAAACTACAAGTGGTATTCCAAGTAGTGGTCCTATTGACGAGGGCGGTACAGATGGACAAGGTAATTATAGAAGTGGTGGATTGGGCTTAGAGCTAGATATTATGCCTCCTTTCGCTACAGTAAACTATATTATATTTGCTGACAATGCTTAGGAAACAACATGAGTTATAATTTAAATAAAACAGACGGAACATTGCTTACAGAACTAGTTGACGGGATACTAGATACAGATACAACTGATCTTGCATTAGTAGGCAGGAACTATACAGGATATGGCGAATTTTTAAATGAAAACTTTATTAAAATTTTAGAAAATTTTGCTAATCCAAATCAGCCTGTAGCACCGTTACGCGGCCAGCTTTGGTATGACACTAGCGAAAACAAATTAAAAGTTTTTGATGGTACTGATTTTCAGTCAGCAGCTGGTAGTTTTATTAGTGAAACATTTCCAAGCGGACCAGTGCCAGGAGATACTTGGTTTAGTACAGCGGAAAAACAATTTTACTTGTATGACGGTTCAGAATGGACACTGATTGGTCCTGCATATAGTAGGCTACAAGGAAAAAGTGGATTTGTTACCGATACAATTTTTGATACAGATTTAAATCCTAAAACTGTACTAAAACTTTTTGTCAATGAAATATTATATTCTGTAATATCAGGAGAAACATTTACACCTAATCCGTTACCTAATAATCTTGTTGCTGGATTAGTTACAACAGAGAACCCACAAGGTATTATTAAGAAGGGTATTAACTTAATAGACATTAACGAATTTAAGTATCATGGTATAGCAGAAAAATCAGAAAACTTAATTAGTGCATTAGGAGATATTGTTCCTGAATCAAGATTAATGAAAAATGATGAAGATTCAGTTTTATACGGTAAATTAAACATAAGATCGTCAGGCGGTGTTACAGTTGGTGTTGACGACGATACCCAAATGTTTATAGACAATGGTTTTACAATTAGAAATTATAAGTCGGGTGCTGACTTTAATATTGTTGTACGTGGCGCACAAGATGTACTTGATGCAACTAGTGCAATTAAAATTAAGCCTAACTCAAAACGTGTAGGTATTTTTAATTCTAATCCTGCATACAATTTAGATGTAACAGGTGATGCTAGAATAACAGGCAATCTTACTGTAGAAGGTGACAGTTTTGTTACTGAAGCAGAAACACTACAAATTGCTGATAAAAATATTGAATTAGGTGTTGTAGACAGTCCAACTGATGCAACAGCAACAGGCGGCGGTATTACTTTAAAAGCCCAAGTAGATAAAACAATTAATTGGCAATTATCTACAGCAAGTTGGACTAGTAGCGAAAACTTTGATTTAGCATCTACTAAGACTTATAAAATAAACGAAGTAGATGTACTTTCTTCAACTACACTAGGGTCAGGAGTTGTAAACAGTAGTTTACAAAATGTCGGTATTCTAACACAACTTTCAGTTGGCAATACAAATTTAAATGGAACAGGAACACTTACAAGGACAGGCGGAGCAACTGGATTTGAATTTAATGTTGCTGGAGATATTGAAGTTAACAACAGCAAAATTACAGGTCTTGATAGTCCTACAAATCCAGCTGATGCATCTAATAAAAACTACACAGATCAAACTATCCAAACAGAACCAATTGTGTTTTCTATGGATATTACAGGAATGATTAGTGTAAACGATGAACTAATTACAATACTGAACAGTCTTTATCCAGCATCTAGTTTTGCTAATGGAAAAGAAGCACGTATAGCAACATTCTTTTACGCATCAGGACAATCAACTGACGCAATTGACATTGCTACTCCAACTACATTTACCGAAGTAGATGTAAACGCAGCAGCAGGCGGTGTTGTTAGTGTTATACAAGGTGTAAATTTACCTAACTCTTTAACGCCAACATTTACTTTGAGTGTTACAAGAGGGCAAAGAAACTTTATTATTACTAATGGAGCATGGGTAGCAAATTAGTATAAATACAACGTGTAGACACGTAAATATATAGGACAAACAAAATGGCGTATCAAATAGACAGATTTAATAAGAGTCCGCTCACAACAGTGGAAGATGGTACTCTTGACGAAACTACAGACATCAAATTTGTAGGAAAGAATTATGCAGGATATGGAGAAATTCATAATGAAAACTTCTTATTCTTGCTAGAAAATTTTGCAGGTGCAAATCAACCACCTAAACCGTTAAGCGGTCAATTATGGTTTGATTCTGCATCAGATAGAATGAAATTTAGAGATGGCAACCAAAACTGGAGAACAGTTGGAGGTGCTGAAGTAAGTGGTGCTCAGCCAGCAGGATTAGCAAACGGTGATTTTTGGTGGGATAGTGCTAACGAACAACTTTATGTGTTTAATGGTTCAAACTTTGTCCTAATTGGACCACAAGATGCTGGTGAAGGCCAAACACAAATGGTTAGTAGAACAGTACTTGATAACACGTCACCAAATGGTGTCTCCAGAAGTATTATTACAGCAACAGTTAACGACAATGTTGTATTTGTTATATCGCCAGTAGCATTTACATTAGGTTCGGGTGCTGATAACGAAATACAAGGATTTAGTGATATTCAACAAGGTATTACTTTACGTGATACACCGGCTTCTGGTGTTACATCAACCGGATTTAGGTTCCATGGTACAGCAACAAACGCAGAATCGTTAAATGGATTATCAGCTGAAAATTTTGTTCAAGCTGGAACACCAACATTTTCAACACAGCTAAATTTATCAGCAGGATTAGTAACACATAGTAATTTTTACTTTACTATGCGCGAAGATAATGTCACCGGTTTGATTAAGAATACAAGTGCGGATGCCAACCAAATAGATTTTGAACTTAAAGCGGCTAGTACAGGAGAGTTAACACATTCGATATCAATTACCGCTGCAGGAATTGTCCCCGGTGCCAGTGATGGTAGTTTCAACATAGGCGGCACTGGTGAGGAATTCAATGAAATCCATGCTACAAGTTTTAAAGGTACAGCAGATCAAGCAAATCAAATTAGAATAGGAAATTCAGGATCTTCTTACTCTTATGCAACAGCAGCTAATACTGGTGGTACTATTGCTGTTAGAGAGCAAGACGGTGATAATACAAAAATTGTTGCAGATATTTTCCAAGGTACAGCTACTCAAGCACAGTTTGCTGACTTAGCAGAAAAATACACTGTAGAAAAAGATCATCCTGTAGGAACAGTTATGTATGTATGTACAGCAGGTGAATATGAAATTGCACCATGTGTGCTAGACAGTTTTCCAGTAGGTGTTATATCTGAAAAGCCTGCATATCTAATGAATGCAGAAGCAAAAGGTCAAGCAATAGCACTTGAAGGTCGTGTTCCTGTAAGATGCATAGGCGCTGTAGCAAAGGGTGACAAAGTTTATGTAGATGCAGAAGGTTGCGCAAGTACACACTTTAATGGCAATCCTTTAGTTGGTATAGCTCTAGAAACAAATTTAAGTGAAGACGAAAAACTAGTAGAGTGTATATTAAAACTTTAGGAGAATATGAATGCCAGCGGTCACAGATTTAGTTAACTCATCAGTATATAACTCAATACGAAGTACAATAAGTAATGTTCTTGGACCTGGTGATGGCGCACAAAATGGTTATGGTAGAACATTAGAAAGCAAGTCAAAAGCAGATAATGATATCATATATGCTAATGACATGCAATTACTTTTTAATGATCTAGTAAAAGCAAGAACACACCAAACAGGAAATCCGCCTACTTGGACAAATCCAGATGGTCTCGCAGCTCCGTCAATAGGAGAAATAGTTGGTGTATATGCAGCTGATATAGGTCCGGGAGGAACATCAGCTGATGCAACAGAAGATCAAGCAGAAGGATTTGCAGATTTTGAAGCTGCTGCACAAAACATTCTAGACGATAGAGATGTGTTTGATAGCACACAATTTTCAACTTCAATTGCAGATACTAATACAAGACAGTCAAGTTGGAATGGAAGTATTAATCATACAATAACAGTAACGTGGGAAAATGCAGATGAAAGACGTTACTTTTTTAATACAGGCGGACTAATAAAATTTGATGCAAATCTTACAGGCGGAACTAGTGTTCCAGGTACGGTAATTACAGCACCACCTGGCACCAAAGATGAAATTTGGCAAACAATGCTTAATTCAATGGGTACAATTACATTTGGAAAGAATAGTACGTCAGCAGATGGATCAAACCCAGGAACAGGCACAGCAATTGGTAATTATCATGATTGGTCAAGTTCTAGTTCTTCAAGCCCTGTAAGACTTTTTACAAAAGGCGGAATTGGCCTTTACGCAGAAAACGAATACTATATAGATGCATGGGAAACAGCATCTAATAGTTTAAGATTTAATATTGTATTTGTAGATAACGATATCGGCGACGAGGTTTCAGATCCAAATTCGTCAGGACCTGAGGATGAAGATGTAACAGGCATAACTGAAAGTTCCGTATCATTCTTAACAGCAACAGGAGCATTAGGTATATCAGTTCCAAGTCCAACAGTTAATTCTAATCTGTAAATACATAATATAGAGGAAAAATAAATGGCTGTAGTTGGAACAAATGTTACCGCGGCAAACTATAACACTATTCAACAAAAAATCCAAGATGTTCTTGGAGTAGGTGATGGCGGTCAGAACGGCTACGGCAGAACATTACAAAGTTCTCAAAAAAGTTCAGGTGATTTAATACAAGCATCTGACATGCAAGCCTTATACGATGATTTAATAAAAGCAAGGTTACACCAAGCTAATCCCCTTACATGGACAAACGCTGACGGATTAGCGGCACCATCTTCAGATGAAAATGTAGGTGTTAGTGCAGCAGATGTAGGCAACGAAACTCCTATTGATATTACAGCACTAACAAACGGCATAGAATACCAAATACTTTCCATAGATCCAGATCCTAATAATCCATCAGACTTTACACTAATAGGTGCATCAGCAAATGAAGTTGGTATAAAATTTGTTGCAACTGGGGCTGGAACAGGATCAGGACAAGCAAAACTAGCACCTACAAGTGCAAACGCTGAAGAAGATCTAGCAGAAGGTTACTTAGACTTCGAAGCTGCAGCTACTGAAATTGTTACTGACAAAGATGTTCATGATGCAACTAATTTTAGTACGACAACAAAAGCAACAAGTGAAAGAACATCACAATGGGGCGGAGGTGACTATTCTAATCCTGGCTCAAAAATAACACACGAAATAGAGATTACTTGGGCTAATGCAGATGAGAGACGCTACTTTTTCAACAGTGGCGGAGAAATAAGATTTAATGCAGACTTAATAGGCGCTGTAACAGCTAATAGTAAAAACGATGTATGGAATACTATTTTAGAAAATATGGGTACCATACATTTCACAAAAAATTCAACATATTCAGATGGGTCAAATCCAGGTACTGGCACAGCAATTGGTAACTACTATGCAAGTTGGGGATCAACTAGTGCAAGTAATAGAGCAACTATTTTTACAAAAAACGGATCTGGCTTATATGCTGATATAAAATATACTATTCAAGCATGGGAGGCAGGCGCAGGCAATTCTAGTACTCCTAGCGTTTTGCGTTTTAGAATAGAATTTCAAGACAACGATTTTAGTACAGGATCACCATTTCCTAGCACAGACGAATATGTAACTAACAATATCGAAAGTAATTGTTTAGTATACCATGATACAGTATTAGGCATACCAGCACCTTCGTTTACAGAAATTACAGAGCTAGACGGCGGTGTACAAGGAGGTGCTGTTGCATCATTAACTAGAACTCCAGCTACTGGTACAATTAATGAAGGTGATGATGTTACATTTACACTAAGCGTCAGCCCGAGTACTAATGGAACACTGATTCCATATACATTAAGCGGTACAGGAATAGATGTTTCAGACTTTGATAACAGTCAAGGAATGGGTGGTGATTTTGAGATGCAAGGAGGCCAAGGGTCTGTAACTATAACAATAGCTCAAGATCAGACTACTGATACCGGCGGCGACGAAACTTTAATATGCTATGTGCCATCTTTTAATATTCAGACAGCTATACAAATAATAGATACGAGTCAGTCAGTAGCGGCACCACCGCCTGCTAATACATATCAAATTGCAGGCCCATCAAGTTTAGATGAAGGAGTCCAAGGCACATATAATTTTACTACAGATGATTCAGATGGCACTTACTACTATAGTGTAACACCAACAGGTGTTATGGATTCAGATAGTGGAAGTTTCTCAGTTACAGGAGGCGCTGGATCATTTAATTTAACAGCATTAAGTGATGCTGTTCTTGGTGATACAGAAGATGTAACAATCTCTGCTAGAATAGGCGGTGTAGGTGGCACTGTTGTAGATTCAAAAGTTACAACAGTAAATGATACATCAGTACCACCAGTAACAGAAAACTTTTATTCTTTAGAATACTATACTGTAAGTGACTTAGATCAAGGAACTAACGGTATTGACAACTTTGAAACCTGGGGTGACTCGCATTCTAAGACTACAATAGTATCAGCAAACTCGTCTAGTGCGCCAATAGTCCAAACACTTTCACAAAACAGATTTTATGGAGGTACTGACACGGGTTATACTTGGACTAAAGGTCCTAATGATAATAGGATTGATGTTTGGCTTATCGGAGGCGGCGGCGGAGGCGGCGCCAGTAGTGTTGATTCTGCTAGAGAAGGAACAGGTCCAGGAGGAGGTTCAGGAGCAACTAGTTTTAAAACTTATACAGGAGCCAACATTCCTAATTCAACTAGTATTATAGTTGGATGTGGCGGAGATGGTGCTCAAAGAGTTTCAGGTGCATCATCCTTCGTCGGCGGCGGCCTAGGAGGAACATCATCATTTAGTTCTACTAACAAAGAATTTTACAGCTTTCAAAGTGGTAATCAATCATTTGTATTTCAAGGAACTAACGTCCCATCTGTTTGGGTGCATCAAGGCAAAGTAATAGCAACTGGACTAAATGACTTTAGCAGCTCAAAAACTATAAACGGAGTTGTATATAACAGAGGTAGTCTGAAAGCAAACGTACAGACTGGAACACCGACTGAACCCGAAGTTGCATTTTATTATGCTATAGAAACAGCAAGTGAAATTTTTTATACATCTGGCGGCGGAGGCGGAATAGCACTAGCACCTGGAGAAGCTGGATCAGGAGGAGCTGCTGGTTTTGCTATTGGTGGAGATGTAAATAACAATGGAGTTCAAGGGTTATTTACCTCAGCGGTATTTAACGGCCATACAGCAAGTACAGGAGCAGCTACAAATTTCGGAAACGGTGTATTACCAAATATTCCTAATGGCACAAATAGACCTCTTGCAGGTACATTCCATAGTTCAGCAAATACTTTTGAAAACGGTGGTAGAGCGAATCCTCCAACAGGGGATGACATGATTAATTGGTTCGTCTATCAAGGCGGCACAAGTAGTGTACACCAATATGCTGATGTATATCCAAATGGATTTGGCCCAGGCTGCGGGGGCGGCGGACGAGCTATGCAGCAAGTTGCTGCATATGGAGGCGCTGGCCACCCTGGTCTTGTTGCTGTTAAAAGGTACAGTTCTACAGGACCAGCAAGACAATTTCAAACATATACAGCAAATGGGACATCTCAGCAAAACTTTATAAGTACAAATTTTCAAAGTGTTTCTATAACAGGTATTAGTCAAAACTTTACTATAAGCACAGGTAGTCATAGTTTAGCAAACACATCCATTGTTAGATCTATTGTTACAAATGTTACTAATATGATAGGGTATAGATACCAAATTGTAGTAGCATTAACAGGTAATGTTCCTGCTGAAAGAATACACAGTGTTACGTTAACAGCGAGTAGTAGTGGTAATCAACTTAATTTTGTAAGAACAGTGAGAACATCAAGATCTTACAGCGCAGGAGCCAATCAAACACAATTTATTTTTGATACATTACTAGACGGTACGTCACCATTAATACAAGCCGGCGATGGCGCAGGACCAGCAGGACCAGCCCTGATATGGAATACTACTTGGAATTTACTAGTAAGGACACTTGAATAATGGCAACATATTTTGTACATAAAGTTGATAAATTAGATCAAGAGTTTGTTGATAGACTAGTTCAAGAACTTGGAGGTGTTTTTGTTAACAGCACAGACGGACTGTCTAATAATTTTGAAAGTTACTTATCGTATGTTTCTAATACATATTCAGAAATTTTTATTGTAACTATAGATAATATTCCTGTTTCTGTAATTTTTGGAATTTTAGATGCGGAAACTATGCATTTTTATATCCATGGAATTTACAGTATAACACATAATGGAAATAGAGATTACTTATACCAAAAAGAATACTTTGAAATTTGCAATAATAAATTCATTGAACTAGGGTATACAGGTAAGACAATTACAACTCTCAAAAAATGGAGAGATGACAACTGGATTAGAAGAGCTTGTACAGAAAATCCTTTAGCAGAACCCCGTGTGCCTACTATAACAGATACAGATCTAACAACAATTTGGACTTGGTCTTTTTCTTGACAATCAAAGCCTGATAGTGTATAATTACAGTATACTTATGGAGACTTTGTATGGACGAAAAATTAGCAAAAGCACTTGAAGCAAGTAAATTACTTGACATTATAAATCAACAAAAGAATCTTTTACAGCAACAATATCAATCAGACTTAATACATTACGAAAGCGGCTGTCAGTTTACATCCTCTAAAGAACTAATTAGTTTTTGTCAAAGTCTAGTAAGTTTAGAACAAGATCAAATTGTACTTACAGATGATAATGGCATTCCTATTCTTGTAGATGATTTACCAAGGTTTACAAATAATCTTGTAAAAACATACGCAGAAGCCTCTAACAAGTATTTCACCGAATACAATAAAATCAAAAAGCAACGATCAGTTGAAGGCATCTTTAATGAGTAAAGGTATTCTTGTTTTTGCACATAATAACAGTGAAATTGATTATGTAAAGCAAGCAGCTTTTCTTGCAAAACGTGCTGAACAATATTTGTCTATTCCTGTTTCTATAGTTACAGATAAACAGAGCATTAATGACAGGTATAAAGATGTATTTGATAAAATTATTATAAATGATATCACAGTTGAGTCCAGCAAGAAATATTTTTACAATAGTGCAAAGACACACAAAGTTTTAGATTTCAAAAATGATGATAGGGTACTTGCTTTTGATCTTAGTCCGTATGATGAAACTATAGTACTAGATAGTGATTATGTTATTGCAGATAGCATATTAAAAAATGCTTATGATAGTGCCTATGACTTTTTAATTTACAAAGATGCTATTGATCTAGCATCAAGAGATACAAGTGAATTTAAATTTATAAGTGAAACAAGTGTAGATTTTTATTGGGCTACTTGTGTATTTTTTAGAAAAACAGAATTAAATAGAACTTTTTTTAATTTATTAAAGCATATACAGGAAAATTATAGACACTATAGAAATGTTTATAATATTGTCTCCACAACTTATAGAAACGATTATGCTTTTAGTATTGCAATTCATATAATGAACAATTTTAAGCAAGGAAATTTTGCAAAGTCAATGCCGGGTAAATTGTTTTTTACGGCGGATAGAGATTTAGTTCACAGTATTCAAGATGATAAATTTACGTTCTTACTACAAAAAGAAAATACTATTGATCAATTTATTCCTTGTAAGTTTTTAGGAAATAGTGTGCATGTAATGAACAAATATGCATTAGAGGAAATAATAGATGCCTAATTTTATTCTAGTTGCACAAAATACTGAACATGTTGATTACGTGCAGCAAGCATGTGCTCTTGCTATGAGCATACACAACACTACTCCTAATTCTAAAATTAGTATTCTAACCGATAATGTTGTGCCTGAAAAATACAAAGACCTGTTTGATAACATTATTGAAATACCATGGGGCGACTTAGCAAACAAGTATGATTGGAAAATACACAATAGATGGAAAACTTACTTTATATCTCCTTATGATGATGCAATAGTGTTAGACACAGACATGTTAGTGTTAGACGATATTACAAGTTGGATGGAAATTTTACAACCTTATGATATGTTTCTAACGTCAACAGTTTATGATTACAGAGGTGAAAGAGTTACAGATACATTTTATAGACGTAATTTTAAAAAGTTACATTTACCTGATGTGTACATGGGTTTCCATTATTTTAAGAAAAGTGATTTTGCACTTGAATTTTACAAATGGTTAGATACTATTACTAACAATTGGCAGGATTTTTATAAGGTTAAGGGCGATAAATTAATACAAAATTTTGCAAGTATGGATTTAACGGCAGCAATGACTGTAGATATGCTTGACTGTAAGTCAAAAGTTACTAATCCTAATTTACCTAATCCTTCATTTACACACATGAAAGCAAACATACAAGGCTGGAATGATATTCGTGAGAGTTGGCAAACGAAAGTTGGCTCATATTTTACAAATCAAGCAGAACTTTTTATTGGTAATTACAAGCAAACTGGTATTTTCCATTACACTGAAGATAGTTTCTTAACAGATGACATTTTGAGTATACTAGAAAAGAGGTTAGATATATGATTGTACTACAGACACCTAAATTTGAAATCAAACATAAGGTATATTTTGATAAAGATACAGGAGATATTAAATCTATATCTAACATAGAACAGGAATTTGAGAGCTCTTTCCCGGCACAAATTGAAGATATACGTGATTTTCTAGACGGCAACAAAAGTATAACAACGCACAAAGTTGTTTATGATGTCGGAACATCATCTTATGTAATTGTATCTAAGAATAAGAAAATTGAGTCAGATGTTAATGATAATGTGTATAAAATTATTCCAACAAATAATGCTCAAGTTATAGTAAAATACAAAACAAAACAAAATTTGTGGAATATTTCTTTATCAGACGAGGCAAAACTAGAACTAGAAGATAAAAAAGAAAGAATAAATCAAAATTTAAGGTTTTCTGTTACGCAGAAGAATAATCCGAATATCTTGCACGAATATTTTACCACTACAGTAGAGCATTTAATCGATAATGAACTCGAGTTTAACAGCCAGACTCAGTTTAATCTTGAAGATTTTAGTGTATATACTAATAGAAGGTTTCAGAAGTATTCTTGCGAGGTAGTAAATGAGTAAAATCAAAGTCATTGATCAAGATATTATCTTTTTATCTTATGACGAACCAAATGCTGAAAAAAACTATGCAGACTTGTGTAACAAGTTGCCTTGGGCAAAGCGTGTTCATGGTGTAGACGGATCAGATGCCGCACACAAGGCATGTGCAGATCTAAGTGAAACAGAATATTTTGTCACAGTTGACGGTGACAACATAATAGACACTGAATTTTTACAGCAAGAAATTGATTTAGAAAAGTTAGGCGTCACTGAAGACTATGTTTTTAGTTGGTGTGGCAAAGTTCACGTTAACGGACTTATGTACGGCAATGGTGGATTAAAAATGTGGACTCGTAAGTTCGTCCATAATATGAAAACACATGAAAATTCAAATCCAGACGATACGAAAGGACTTGTAGAGTTTTGTTTTGACGAAAAATATTATCAATTTAATGATAATTATTCAGTAAGTTATACAAACGGGTCTCCATTTCAGGCTTGGAGAGCAGGATTTCGCGAAGGCGTTAAAATGAGCCTTAACGAAGGTGCCAAAGCAACTGACATAAAAAAAGTTTGGTGGCAAAACTTAGATAGATTGCGTATATGGTGTACTGTTGGAGCAGATGTAGAGTATGGAGATTGGAGTATACTTGGTGCAAGAATGGGCTGTTACATGACAATGTGTACAGATTGGGACTATACTAATGTAAGAGATTTTAAATACCTAACAAATTATTGGAAAGAAGAAAAAGTAAGTGAACTTGATGTTAAATCTGAAAGTTTTAAGTACGGTAATAATTTGCGTAATGAATTAGATTTAGAAATATCAGACCTAGATGCACAAGGTAGTAGATTTTTTAAAAGTGTGTATCAAAACACACCGAGGATAATTAAGAAAAGATGAATACTGAGCTAATCAGGATTAAAGAAATTATGCCTAAAGTAGAAAGAGAAACCTCGCCTACTTTTTGTCTAGCAAAATGGCATCATGTTACAATTTATTTACAAACAGGCGAGACACATAGTTGCTACCATCCTGCACCTCATAAAATTCCACTCGAAGGGTTAGATGAAAATCCGAGCCAGTTACATAATACTCCACAGAAAAAACAAGAACGGTTAGCAATGCTAAATGGAGGCAAGCCCAGTGGCTGTCAATATTGCTGGAATATAGAATGTATGGGCAAGGACTATGTAAGTGACAGACATATCAAGACTACAAGCATTTATACTCCTGAAAGGATAGAAGAAATAAAAAGCAATCCTTGGGATTACGATATTAATCCAGAATATATAGAAGTAAACTTTAGTAATGAATGTAATTTTAAATGCGGTTATTGCCATCCAAAATTTAGTAGTAGATACTATAA